TTTGTAAACTATTTCCTTGAACTCCGCATGCAAAGCAGACGAAGACATTGCTGTCAAGGTTTGCGGTACCTGACTGGTGCGTATCTCCGTGGAATGGGCATCTGAGATTAACTTGCCCGTGGTTTCGTCCAATCTGTGCACCGTAGTGGATAAGCACATCTCTAATACTTGGTAAGTCATTCATTTCTCTCTCTCAACCATTGTCCTAAATCCTGTATAACCCATGACTTTTCTATGCCATGCTGTCTTCGCTTCACTACAACGAAGGCAGGAGGCACGGTCGCCAGACCTCGAGCCTTCGCGTAGTTCTTTGCCTCAACCTGCGCTTCGTCCCAAAAGGCAGGTAAGTCTAGCTTCTTACGATTCTTTAGTTCAAGGATATATATCTTACCCTTAAGGAACACATACAAATCACCCTCATCTTTGGCACCAGCTTTGGTCAGACGCTCCGCTATTGCCTCGTTCTCACGAAGCCAACGCATTGTGTCTGTCTCAAACTGTGCACCTTTGCGACCATTAGGGTTAGCCATTATTTACTTAGACCTACCCAAATCCAAGTTGTATATCAATGTGGTTAGCTGAAGCTTCGATACCTAACTTAAAGATATTAAAGTTATACCCAAAATTAAAGTAAGCAACTCCAAATAATCTAATGTATCTTTCCCAAAACTTTACCATTAGTATGCGCTCTTATCTTTCTCTAGTATTCTTATTGCCCAGTCTAATCCATCTTGTATACCTTGGGTATACTCATCCTTAGCTGGTGGTTTAGCTTCTTCAATCTTCCTAATACACTTTGCTACATGTTGCAAGTATTCAACTTGCGCCATCTCTTTGGCGTGAATCTCTAGGTAGTCATCATCCATTATACATTCTCCGGTATGTCGTCAACGAACATATACTCAGGGTTGAAGGCAATCCAGGTCATTAACGCTCCGCCTGCATCTGCTTTACCATATCTGTTTTTAACAGGTGCCACACCCATACTTGTACCGACAACTCCGAGCGTGCATATGAGAGCAGGAAGCTGAGCAACCTTACCCTGTATCGCAGAGCGAGGCTGACACGGAGTTCCCTGTACAGCTTCAGAAGTATGATGAAGCACAACAATGGCAGCGTTAGTAGCGCGAGCAAGATACTTCAACTCCTTCATGATGGCACGCATTGAAGCGAACTCTTCGCCACCATCGGTGGCTACATCCATTAAGTTATCTACTACAATCAGTTGTGGTGGACATCCCCATAGTTCTTCGAAGGCTTGTACCTCTTCGTCAATATCCTGTAGAGATGGTGCTGATTCGAATGACCAGACAATGTGACTGCCCTTTGCAAGGACTGCACGTGTCCAACCTAAATCAGTATTCAGTAATTGTTCAACATCTCCCTGGCTCTTGCCAGAAATCATAGATGCTAAACGCATAGCCATAGTGTGTGCGTTTGTGTCAGCACTAATGTATAGTGTAGGGACTTTCATCTTCAACGCAAGAGCAAGGGCAAGTGTTGACTTACCTACTCCTGGCGCTGCTGCGAACATCGACACTTCGCTGCGTCTGATAATAATCTTGTTTGATTCGAACGCTTTGAAGCATGAGGGTAGCGGTTCCCCACCGATACTTGGACGACCAACGCTTCTGACAAGTGTGCGCAATTCTTATTCCTTCTAAAGAGAAGCCGTAGCCAACCCATGACAAACTGACTACGGCTCATGATTTTATATTTAATTAGTTAGCCGGCTTGCATTGGTCAGGTGTACCCTGTGGGGTAGGACATGCCCAGAATGCATATGGCTTACCTGTGCTCTTGCTGACACCGCTACGATAGATACGCGCTCCATGCTTACACGTTGGAGCTGCGGTACCTGACGCTTCCGAGACCGGGCTGGGCGGTGAGGAGAGCGGTGGCATTGTGCTTGTAGTGGAAGCTGGCTGAGATAAAGGGAGTACTGTGTACGCCTGCGCTAACTGCTTGTTAGTCGCAGCAATCTGCGTAGCATAGTCACCGATACCTTCGAGCAATACGCTAAGTTCATCAGCAGTATTGGCGCGAATGTTAATCATGTCGCCAGTGCCAGTCTTATAAGAGACTTGCAGTTTCCATTCTTCGTTCATCATTTCTCTTTCTTCGAAGTAAACGGGCAGTACTCCGTGAGACCGCACCGGTTACAGTTGTTTGTGTTAGGTAAGAATACACCAGCCTTACGGGCTGTGTCAAATTTTTCCACGAAGTATGTAATCATCTCTTCGGTGTACTTTGAAATGTCTACCATCTCACCAGTGCCAGACTGGCGAGCCATCCAGTAGTTTCCATAGTTAACGTCTACGCCAAACACCTGCTTAATCCCAGCCTTGTAGAAGCCAAGCTGTAAGCTTGAGTCAGGTGTGCGCTGCGAAGTCTTCAGGTCAACGATTACTGGCTGACCATCCACCTCGAATATCCTGTCGATAATCATCTTGACAGGAACACCAGCGAACTTAGGTACGATACCTAGTTCAATCGCAGGAAGGCCTTGAGGAGTCTTCCAAATCTTCCAGTTCTTGTTGGCAAGTCGCCAGTCAATGTAGGACTGAACCCACTCTGGTCCTTGCTGTTGCCAGAAGGTAGCGTCTTCTTTGTTAGGACGTTCCTTCGTAGCCCTGCCACCAACCCTAAACGTTGATAGGTCTTGGTCTTTGGTGTACTCATGCCATGCCTCATCCCATAGTTGTTTACTCAACATGTTGTTTGTCCCACTCTTCGGTTGCCTTGTGGAAGGCAGAGCCACCGGCTGACCACACCGCTGGTTGTTCAGGAATCTCGAGTAGTCGCCCGAGGTAGTAGAGATACCCACAATCAATGTAGGTAGTTAGAGCTGAGTATGATACATGCTCTGGTATCTTATAGTTATCTGATAAATAAACTGACATACCCCAAGGGTACAGTAATTGTTCAGGGTTGTCAAGTCTTAATAACCACTTGAATCAGGTCAGTCAGTCTGCTATAATTGTATATATATACAGTATATATGATAATATAAAGACCCCGAAGGGGTCTTATATATAATATATATATAATATATACTCTTTCTACATAAGTCAAGAAATAAAAAAGAACCCCCTTCCCAAGGTGATTACCTTAGGTCGGGGGTCTTCTTGTCTCTAAAGGGCGTTTAAGCCCGTTTAAAGGGTATTCTACAGGCTAGCGTGCGCCTCTTCCAAACTCTTTAGCCGATGAGTCGAGCCACTTTAGGACTGGTCCGAGGAACCCAGCGAGCGCTGCCATTCCAAGGGTCTTCAAGTCGGTCTCGCCTGCGAGGTAGAGTGCGATAGCAGCAGAGGCTGCAGCACGGAACCAGGTCAGCGATACTTGCTTTAGTGCTTCCATTTATTTTGCCTTTCGTTTAGTATTGTGAACCTTACAGCAGGTGCAGAGTTCTACTTCTGCCACCTTCTTCTTGGGCTGAGGCTGTAGTTTAGCCTTAACCTGATTCACAATCTTAGGTTGATTCATCCACCAGAACCAAGGGCTAGTATCATTAGCCATATCAGGGTCGATAGAAATATGAAGGTGCTTAGTATGAGGGTTGCTACCACCGTAAGGGCGATTGCCACGCTTAGCATACTTGCGCGACCAAATTTTTTTATTGAAGATAAGGTAGGAAACCCGCTTATCCTCTTTAAGCTTTTCGAAAATCTCGGCACAGTCAACCCCGTTCTTAGGGTCGTGTGTCAAATCAACAGCAAGACCCGTGTTGTGGTCGGAATTCGGACTGGCTTTCTGATGAGCCAGCGATGGTAATAATCCGTCTGACAGTTTCTTGCGCTTCGGCCACAGTGCTGTCGCTTGCCGAAGTACAGCAATAGCCGCAGGACTCGCGGCCTTCACTACACGTTTCATTCATTTCCTCAATGCTTCCTTGACTAGGTCAGTTAGTAAATCTACTTTATCTTCTAGTGCATTTACCTTGTCCTTCATAGATGAACCACCATTAGGTTTTAGTTCATTAAGGTAATGCTTGGTTAGGAATTTAACTAGAGTTGCGTGGGCACCAAAGATGGTGAGCAAGGCAACAGCGAGGGCTGCCCATTCATTAGGTTGCATTATACTGTCCTTATGGTCATAGTAAGAACACCGCCATAGCCGGTAAAACCTCTGTCAGGTGGAGTCATGCGTGTGAATGTAATTTGTTCAATGATACATTGACGTGACTCACCAGTGGTAAGGTCCTGCCATGTAACGACATCGCCTGTCTCTTCGATGGTTTCTAGCTGGCCGATTCTATCAAGTGCTCGGCCCTCATATCCAACCAGTACATTGTACTTGTCAGTCTCCACATCAAAGCAGTAGACAGGGAATCTTATTACTCGCTGGCGAGGTGTAGCAATTGTCGCCTTTGCTTGGTAGCCCTTAAAGATTGGGCCCTTGGTATTGTCAGTACCGTCCCGGTACATGATAAACTTATAAGCTATGTATTCCTGTGAGCCGGTAGGTTGTGATGTAGTCACCTCAACGGGTGGTACTGTAGCATCGTATGATATAACATCATACTCAGTTCCATCAGCATCTACAGTTTCTAATGTCATAGAGCCATAGGTGAAATCTCCTCGGCCTAATAGACGCTTGAAGTTCTTGGGCTCCAAAGTGTTGTATCGGATGTAGCCTGTTGTTAGGTATCCAGTAGGGGTTAGAGCACCATCTGATTCCATGTAAGCATAGCCTAAGCTACCTGCTGCTGTACAGAAAAATAATCTATCTGTTGTTCCGATTAAAGACACAGCGGTAGTCTGATGTCCAGTAACACCTGGTTGATATAGGTCATTAGCGTAAGGGAATACTAGTGGTTGAAGCTGGGTACTTAGATTTATACGAGTTATGCCAGGCTCGCCGTCGACACCGGTAGTACACCATACGTAATGGTCTCTACCAGTAAATCCATAAACAGGTTGAGTTGATTCAAAAAGTAAAGGGCCATAGATAAGTGAGCCATCGTCCGTTACTTGAGCGACTCGTACACCCTTATTAGTTCCAACCATCATGTATCCAAGATAGTAGAAGATACAGTAGCTTAACTCACCTGCTGGGAACTCCGCTGCTGTAATAGCAGAGGTAAGTGTTGGCATGGAACCAGATGTGCTAAGGGTAAACTTTTGAATTGTAGACTGGATGCCATTAAATCCGGTAACATATATTGCAGAACCGGATGCTGTAACGCTAGTGTAAACATGGCCTACAGAAGGATGTGTGTAGACTGGGGTTGGTAAAGATGTTGCACTAGGGGCGAACTCGTATACCTTGTTATCAAAGCAAGCAACGATACGCTCTTTAACGAACTCCATAACAGCGTTAGTTATAACAGTGCCAGTTACATCAAACATCTTGATTGGTGTAGTTCCAGCGTGCTCATCTAGTGACTTCTTATAGACAGTCATCTTGGTTGAGCCACCAGAGGTAACGTTAGTTACCCAATAGGCAGTAGTTCCATCGTCACAGATGGCATAGACTCTATCTTCTGTGCCGCTATTGTAGTCAATGAAGTGAGTTAGATTACTAGAGGCAGTACCTGTGGCAGCCTGAGATGTTACGTCAGTAGCTGTCTTTGCATAAGTAAAGGTAGTAGGTGTAGGCACTGAAGTGATAGTGTACTCACCATTGAAGGTGGCATCTACTCCAGCTACTTCAACAATCATAAAAGCTCTAAGTCCATGATTAGTACTGGTTGTTAACGTAGCCACATTGCTAGTCAATGCCTTGTTGCTGACGTTTGCTGTAATGGTTGGGTATAACTTATCAACATCGTACTCATCGTGAAGTAGTACGCAGTCTAGGCTGTCGATATTGATGGCTGTTCCAGCGGGACTTACTGCAGTTGATGCTACGTTGCCAGCTGTCTTTGCATAGGTAAAGGTTGTGCTGGTTGGTGTAGTTGTAATCATATAGGTGCCATTGAATGTAGCATCTACACCTGTAATTGTTACCGACATGCCAGCAGAAAAGTAATGCGGTGCAGCTGTTGTGATTGTAGCTACGTTAGAGGTTAAGGCTTTGTCGGTAACCGAAGCAATCCCATTCCATTGAATGGAGCGTGCCAACTGCCATGGTCTGCGGTTGGGTGAGATTGTTCCTGTGATAATGTGTGTTTCATCTACATCATTGAGCAGTGTGGCTTGACCTTCGGTCCAGATATCAACACCCTTGCTATCAGCAAACTGGAATGTGCCTTCGCCTGGTATAAGTGCAGGGTCATAGAATACAATGCCGGTTCCATCATGGAAAGAAGATTGGCTACGCAGCCACCATCCCGTTAGTGACTGCTCGCCTGGCTCTGTCTGGTTGTCAAACTGTTCCTTACGATAAGGAGCTGTCTGACGGATATAAGGATTCTGGTCGCTGATGGCATAGATGAACGGCATGCCACCAATAGCAACATCGTAAGCGATGTCGGTATTCTGCCAGATGGATGCATTGGAAAGTACACCTACGTCTACCGCAACAGCACGCGAGGCGCGTCCTTCGGTAATATCACGACCAGCCACTTATTCTCCTAGCCTTGTTGTTCTTTAAGTTTCTCTTTTAATTGTTCATTAGTCCAATACAGTGCGTAGTAATCATAGTCCACAGAGAACCGCTTCATATGTTTGACTAGCGCCCCAGTATGGGCATGTAGTGGAATACCTGCTGCTCTCATTCTACGGAAGAAGATAATATCTTCGCCTACAAAATGGTCATCATTGCCATCACCTGTTTCAAAGAATAATCCTTTTCCAGGGTTAGCCTCACGAATCTTAGGTATGATTGACTTGTGCATTAGCACAAATCCAAAGCCAGCATTGTCAATCTTGACTACCTCATTGTCAGGTAGCGGATGTAGATACTGAATCTGATACTCAGATACATCATTGAATAAGCAAGGAAAGGGGCGCATAAGGCTGCCTTCATTCTCCTTAGATATAAAGTAAACACCACTAACAACAGGACGGTTAATCTTGTCTGCTGTCTGCCAGAGTTTCTTCATACTATCTAGGTTCAGTACTATGTCTGAATCTACCC